CTGTTGCGTGAGTTGCACGAGGCCGCCGACCTGGCCCGCGTTGAAGATGGGAGAGGAGGCGGTCAGCGTCACGGTGCCGGTGATGGCGCTCGCGAACACAAACGTGGTGCCGTCGGTGTTCTGCGGCAGGAAGGGCCCGTTGATGTAGGCACCGGGCAGACACGTGAAGGAATTGGCCGACACCCGCTTGATCTCGTACGGCGGATAGTTCGGGTGCACCACGGTCAGGGTGTCGGTCGATTGCGCAAAGCGCAGGTTGGCTAAGTCCGCCGCGGCCCATGGCGTCGCGAAAGTCGCGCCCACCACCAGGGAACCGGCTGAGAAGACTTGGGCCGAGAGCGCGCCCACCTCGATGACATAGCTTTGGGTCGCCTTGAACACGAAGGGGAGCAGGGTCGAGGCTTTGGGCGCCTGCGTGAGGGAAGTGCCGATGAACTTGAACCCCGGGCGATTCGAGACCGGCCCCTCGGGGCGCACGAAGCCATTACGAAGGGTGCGCAGGCCAGCCGAGTAGGCGGTAAGGTCCACCCGGCCGAACAGGTACGGCGAGACCTCGCCGCGGGCGAAGTTCGCTTGCAGCGTGTAGACCGGTGTCTCGTACATCAGTTGCGCGCCGTGATCGCCGGGCTATCGGGATAGGGGTCCGGTTGCTGCTCGTTCAAGTCGATGAGAAGCGCATCGGTCAACGACTCTTTCGCCATCTTGATGGCGTTCTGTTTCGCGACCTGATTGGCGGACAATGGCCCGGCGATGCGCACCGAGAGATTCCAGGCGACGCAGTCGGTGAAGGCCTGCGTCCAGATGTTGACGTTGGTGGCGTCCGTCACATACACGAACCAGGCGTTGTCCTGATCGGTCAGGATATCGACCGCGTTGCCCGCGCCCGCCACGTTGATGACGTCGATCGCCTCACGCCACGGCGGCCGGTATGGCCCCCACTGCGGTGCCTGGCTCATGTCGTACCACCAGCTGCGCGTGAAGGGATTGAGGCGTATGCCGTACTGCGTGGTGACGGCGAGACCGCGCAGGCAGTCGGTGGGCTTTGCGTACACGTAGCGAAAGCCGGGGAAGACCAGCGCCGCTTGGGTCGTGATCGTGCTTTGATCTACGAGGAGCGCCAACGCCGCCATCTTGGTGGCGAATCCCCAGTGCGCTTTCTCGAGGACTCTTTTTCGCGCGAAGTCGAAGTAGCGATTGCAGACGCCAGCCGCCGGGCTGTTGTCGTTCAAACTCTTGACGGTGATGGAGAGGTCTAAGTTCGTGAGCGCGAGGTTATATACGTCCAGCTGACTGGCCATGGGCTACGCCCTGCTGGTCATACCGCACCCGAGCGCAGTTTCTTCAAGAAACCGGTGACGGTGAGCGCCGTGGTGCCATCGCCTGCCGTGACATTGGGGCGGATGAACTTCGGATGCTCATTGGCCCCCAAGGCGGCAAACAGGCCCACGGCGGTGAGCGCGGCCGGCGAGAGCTTCACCCAATTGGTGCCATCGTTCGAGCCCTCCATCTGAATCGAGCCCGCCGCGCCGATGGTTCCCGTGACCTGAAAGAACGCCGTCACCCAATCTTCAGCCACCCCATCGCCCTGGTTGCCATTGGGGACGGCGGGCCAAATGACGGTGCTCCCGTCCATCGGGAAGGTGAGCGCGTTGGTGGTGTGCGCCGTCGTAGGCACAGATCACCCGAACTTCGGACGATTCGTGGACCCTTTGATGGGCGCCTGAATGCGCTCAACCGTCGGTGCCTTGCGCGGCGCGGGCATCTGCAACACGCGGTCGAACTGCGTGCCGGCGGGATAGATGCCGCACTCGACCGTGTCGGGGACTACTTGCATCCAGCCGAAGCGGTGCGTCTCGCCGCGTTTGGGACCGCTCCGTAGCACCACTTCGCCGTGATCGGGCGCGTAGTCGCGGTGCACGTGCTCGCCCTTCTTGTCCTTGAAGAGCACGTACTCGCCCTCGCCCGTGTCCTTGCCCTGCGCGTCGAGCTTTGGCACCCAATCTTCGCGCAACGGGTCTGAGCCATCCTCGTTCTTGAGGAGTTCGAACACCTCGCCCGGATCGCGAATGATGTTGTCGTAGTACCCGGTCTGCGTTGCGAGCACTTTCATTTCTCATCCTCCTCGTCATCCTCGGGCTCGGGCTCGGGCTCCGGCTCCGCCGCCGGCTTCGCGTCCTCCAACGGCGTGTGCACCGACTCGTGGAAATGCTCCTCGGGGATGTCGATTTCGGTATTGGCGCCGTGCCACACCCCCTCGATGTAGCAGGCGCTTTTGGTGAGGACGCGCATCACGCCACCAGGAAGCCGGCGGCGTAAATTAAATTGTCCTGAATGTCTCTCGTCAGGAAGCAGTTGACGTTGCCCGCCGTGAAGGCGGTGGTGACCAGCACGAAATTGACGCCGATGAAGCGCAGCCAGCCCGTGGTCCCGCCGATGCCCGCACGCGGCAACTCGAAGCGCAGCGCAGCGCCCGTCGCGACTTTCGCATTCGCCGTGACGGTGATCGGGCCGCCGGTCAAGTCCAGCATCACGTTGGGCGAGGTCAAGGCCGCTGCGGCCGAACTCACCAACTGAATGTCGGCGGTGTTCGCAGCCTGCGCGAGTCCCGTGATGAAGAGCAGGTAAATCCAGGACGGATACCCCATGCCGAAGTCGCGCCCCGCGTTGGTGTTGGGCGTGTTCTGACCACCCAGGGGCCCCGAGTCGATGACATTGCCCAAGGCGGTCGTGCCGGCGGCGAATGCGGCGACGGACTGGCCCGCAGTGCCGCCGGTGCTGAATTGATTTTCGTTGTCGATGATCACGGTATTCTCCTAGTGAACGTACATTTGCCTGCGAGCCGCCCGGACTGCTCCGGGCTTCGCTTTCGTCCTGGCGTGCGGACTACGAGACCTGCGCCTCGGTGTTCAACAGCTGATCGCAACGACGGATCGGCACGCCCTCGAACCCGAGTTCGAACTGGTTCAAGGCGGGCTGCACGGTGACCGCATTGGCGGATTTCGTGAGCCCCTGCAGGCGCAAGAAGCTGTAGACGGTGCGGTTCATGTAGAACACCGGCGTACAGCCTTTCAGCGACGGGATGCGATCGAGTGACCGGCTCATCAGCGAGATGATGTCGGGCGGCGACGTGTTGGTGGTGAGCGCCGTGACCGACAAGTTCGGGATGCGCACCGTGTAGCGCCAGTCACGCAAGGCCAGGCCCGGCTCCCACACAAAGCGATCCTGGTAGGCGCGCATGAACCCTGAGGTCATGCCGACCGCAGAGCCCGCAGCGGCCGTCTGCACCGTCTGCAACCCGTAGTCCTCGTGCGTGAGGCCCGCCTTCGTGCCCTTGGGGAAAATCCCGCACACCGTGTCCTCACCCCAGCCCGCGAGCCACACCGAGGCCTGGACCGAGCCGCCGGAGCCGCCGCCTGAGATGATGTTCTGCGCGTTGGTGGCGCCCGAGATGACGCCGTAGCGCGGGGACAATCCTAAGAACCGTTCGACGTTGACCGCGGTGTTGCCGTAGAAAAGCGTCTGCGTGAACTGCTGGTTCATCGCCTCCAAGAACGGCTTGGCTTCCGACAGCCGAAGCGCGGCGACATTGCCGTTCAGCTGGGCGAGTTTCTCATCGATGACTGACCAGCCTTCCAAAATGGCGCAGGCGTCATCGACTTGGCCCACGGTGGACTTGGACGGCGTGACGCCAGTATTCAGCTGCCGGAAGGCCACGTTGGGAAGGCCGGCGCGCTGGGTCGTGCGCATGCCGGTGGGCAAGTTCCCCTCGACCCACAGCATGTCGGAGAGGATCTCGTTTTTCTCGTTCAACAGCTCCGCGATGTCCGGGATGCTGCCATCCGGGTCCATGCGCTGCGCAAAGTCCGAGAGGGTGAAAACTGTACCGCCAATGGTCGCCATGAAGTTCTCCGCTTAAGTGTTGGGTGCGGTCTTGCCGTACATACGTTCGGCTCGACTCAATTGCGGCGCGCCGTCGGGTGAGCCACGCGCGGCGCTGTCGCCCGACATGGCCTTGCCGATACGCTCGAACACACGGACAAACTCCAAATTGTTCGCCAATCCCGTCTGATTCAGCAGAGATCGAAACTCAGGTGTCGTGAACGCGGTCAGGGCGGCATTCACATGCCCCTGCGTGCGTCCATAGTTGAGGCCCCCAATGTCCGGATCCTTCATCGTTACTTCCAAGTCCCGCTCCAGCATTCGCGCGGGGAGCTTTCCTTGGAACTCCAAGAACGATTCGGCCACCGTCTGCAACTGCGTCTGCGTGAGGCCTGCCTTCTTCAAGGCCGGGGTCAACGCGGGCAGCAGATCCGGATTTACCTTGAGGCCGGCATCCAGCATCGCCTTCGGGAGCGCGATGTCGTAGGTCTCAGGAATGGTGGCAGCCGCCGGAGTCTCGGGCTCCGCGGCTGCGGGCTCCGTGGGCTTCGGCGTCTCGGGCGTCGTCGCAGCAGCGGGTGTCGCTGGCTCGACTGGTGCGGCCGGTGCCGCGGGAGGAGTTTCGATTGCTGGCGTGACGGTCGGAACCGCCGGTGCGGGTGCAACAGGTGTTGCAGCCGGTGCCGGTGTTACCACTGCGGGCTGATTTGGATTGTCGCTCGGAGTTACAACGGGGTCTGGCATCGTGCCTCTCGCCACATCGGTGTGATGCGGCTCGCCTTTCGCGACGGAGAGTACGACGGGTTTTCTCGTTTCCTTTACAATGACCATCCAATTGGCACCATCGGGCACAATTGGAGTCGTTATGGCACGTACACCGGAGATAATGGGCATCGGGCGCGCATCACAGTTTCTCGGCGTGAACCGCTACACGCTGCGTCGATGGAGGGATAAGGGCGAGGGTCCGCCCAATACGCGCAAGGGCAAACGGTTTTACTACGTGAGGGAAGTCCTCAAAGACTGGCTCAAGTCGAACGCCCCTTGCGCAGGCGTTTCAGTGCCGCGGCCTTCGCCTCCTCCGCAGCAATCTTCGCGGACTTCAATTGCATCTCGAGCCACGCTTGTGGGTTCGCGAGGTTGATTTCCACCAGTAGCTTCTTGCCGATGGCGGCCTTGCCCAACCCGTAGGCCACGTTCCCGAAATTCGAGTTCATCGGGTCGGTGAAGATTCCGCACCAGCCCATCACGCGCCACACCAAGTCGCGCACGTTTTCATCCTCCAAGAGCGCGCGCAGTTGATCGGTCTGCGCCGCCTCGTCCATGGCCTCGACCACGCGCTTGTCGGCGACTTCACGTTCGACCTCGTCGCGTTCCTCGAGAGGGTCCGTCATGTTAAAATCGCGCCGTCCCGACGAAATAATCCCGGAGAGACCCGGGCATTTGGGTGATGTAAAAGGCGGAGGCCGTGCCCGTTACGTGCTTGTCTTCCCCGCAAGGGTTGGAGCCCATCTCTGGGAGTGCTGCGCGACTCGGCTATATCGGGACGCTTCACGCCGCCTGCTTCTGCTGGCCATTGAGCAACTGATCGAGCGCGTTGCTACCGCCGACCGGTGTCTGCCCTAGATTCTTCGCCGCTTGGCTTGCCGCCGTAATAGCGTTTTGCTGTTGCTCTTGCTGCTGCGCTGCGGCCTGCTGCTTCTGGCGCTGATCGCGAATCTGCTTGACCACATCGTCCGCGACAATGCACTCAGGTGGCACCCCTAAGCGGTCCGACATGATGGCGACCGCTTTGTCGAAGTCGAACTTATCGAGAATCTCGGGCTTCGCTTCCGCGAGCTGCAGAATATACGTCGTGACCTGGTTGATGCCCTGGATCTCGGCCACGCGCACCGCTTGCGCCAGAATCGAGATGTACTGGATGTCGAGCTTGACGCCCTGCAGTGCGGGCGGTGGGGGCGGCAGATACATCTCCATGCCCTTCGGCACCGCTTCGTTTCGCGCGATGTGCTGCCACGCGAGACTTGAGCGTTTGACGGCGAGCGAGAACACTTGATCGATCAAGGGCTCGAACCATTCGCCATTCAAGCGATCGAGCAGCGGCCCGAGTTCAAGGAGCTGCTCCTGCTTGCGCGCATCGATCTCGGTCGCGGTAATGCCGGCCTTCAGCGTGTCGCCCAACGAGCGCATCATCTGGAAGACATCTTCGTACATGCCCGCTTTGATGCGCTGGCGCGTGTCCTGCAGGTCCTGCAGCATCTCGGCGAGTTCCGGCTTCACTTCGTAGAGCGGCTTTAAGCCAAAGGTGGTCGCGGAGGTCGACTCCAGCCACGTGATGTCGCCCGGCAGTTGCGACACCGTGGTGCGCTTCATCGCGGCATCGCCGATCAGCGGCGGCTCGACTTGCTTGTCGATCGCCTGCATCTTGCGCTTCTGCTGCACCATCAATTGCTTGGCATCGCCCAAGCAGTACATCGCGGGCGAATGGCCGTAGACGTTATCCGAGTTGGTTTCCCAGCGCGCGACCTTCACCGGATCATCGGGATAGCCCAGCACGCCCAGGAGCGTGTCGGGATCGCCGCCTAATTCGTAATAGACACTGCGCGTCTGCATGCCCTTAAGTCCCAGCGCGCCCTGCTCGTACTCCTCATTGGGCTCAATCACGTGGATGACATCAATCCACGTCTCCCAGGTGCGCGCGCGCCACTGCGCAATCGTCGAGGGCGAGATGTTGCCCCACGTGGGGTCATCGGGATCGTTGGGGTCTTCCACGAACTTTTGGATGACCTGGCGCACCGTCCACTTGAATTTGCGAATGAAGGTGTCGACCTTGCCCTCATCGTTCTGCGAGCACCAGTACTCTCCAATGGTGTAGGCGATGACGTTGATGAGTTTCTGATGCTTCTTTTTAGGGTCATACGGCACTTCGTACACGCCCAACGCCGCGGTACCGAAGGCGCCGATCTCCGAATACGCACTCGGCATCTGGCGGTAGAAGTTCGACTTCTGCAAGATGCGGTGCACGCCATCGGTCGCCTTCTCGCACCACTCGGCAACGCCCGGCTGATCGTAAATGTCGTCATCCTCGGGGCGCAGGCGAAACCACGGGCGCGAAGGACTCGTCATGCCCGACATCAACCCGGCCGACATCGTGCGCAGCGCCAAGAGTGGGCAGTTATCGACGATGTACTGCATCTTCTTGTTGCCGCGATTGGGCACGCCGCCATCGTCCAACCACCGTGAGCGGTACGGGATGAAGTTGTTCTTGATGTCGAGCCAGTGCGAGCGCCAGGTCTCGCGGTCCAGGTTCATGTAGTTGCGGCGCATCTCGTATTTTGTTTTTGCCGCCTGCTCAATCGGCACATTGTCGAGGCCGCCCTTGCCTGCGCGTCCCTTGCCGTTGCCGCGTCGCTTATTGCGTGCGCCCTTAGATCCGTCGCGCACATCGGGGGATGCGCCGAGGAGCTCGCCAGCCGAGGGTGCGTTTAGGTCGACGAAGCTCAATTGAGCGCCGAGAGGACTTTGCGCATGGCATTAGCGCTGAGGTAAGCCAACTCATTGACGCCCAGTTGCACCGGGTGAATGCCGTCGGCCCCGATGAGGACATCGGAGTTGCCGCTGCCGTTGGTGGCCGCGGTGGTGCCGGTGCCGGAGATGAAGGATTTATTGGCCGAGATGCCCGCCTGCGGGATGTAGAGGCAATAGGGATCGTTGAACTGCGCCACCGCGTTGGCGACGGCCTGTTCCATGTTAAGAATCGCCGCGGACGGCCCGGTGTTGCCGGCCTCAGAGCCGATGACGATCATGATGGCGCTCGGGAACAATCCCCGCACCGTCTGGTAGTACGCGAGGGCCGCCGCCTGCTCGATGGCGAGCGCCGCAGCACCGGCAGCGCCGCCGGACGCACCCGTGATCGCGGCCGCGCCGATATCGTTGACGCCGCCGCCTGAAATGAGCACCACGTTCGGAGGAGTGGCGGCGGCGAGCGCTGCCACCCGCAGAGCGTGCCCGAAAGGCTCCGAGGCTCCCCCGCCTGCGACGTAGCCGGAGCCCGATCCAATGCGATCGATCCAAAAATTGGGGCACCCCAAGTAACGCGCGATCTGTGCACCCAAGCTCAACGAGGGCGTGACGGGGTGCTGACCGGAGCCATCAAGGTACGAGGTCCCCACCATGCTCATGGTGAAGGAAATGGGCGGGGCGGGCGCGGAGACCTTCGAGATGGTGTCATTGATGACGACGCCGTAGAAACTGCCGATGAGGTTGGTCTGTGTCTCCATGGTGATCTGCCGCGGGCGCCGGTCGGAGAACACCATTTGGAAGAACTGCTGGTTGTTGCTGTAGATCGTCATCCCTAGGGTCACCGGCACGCCGTTGACGAAAATCGTGAGCGAGGGGGCGATCGCCTGCGCAAGCACAATCTGAAAGGCCGGCGCATCGGTGATGAAGGACACCCCCATGATGAGGCCCTTCTGATCGAAGAGCGTTGAATTGTTGGTGCCGGTGCCATCCGCGTAACTGCAGCCGTAGTAGAGAAAATTGCTCGAGTCGCTGATGCGCGTCGAACCGATGCCGTAGGTGTTGCCGGTGTTGGCCCAAAATAACCCGGTGTAGCGATTGGCAAAGGTTTGATTCGAACACGTCGGTGCCAGCGGCGAGGAGGTCCAGGTCGGGCCCCAGTAGTACCAGTTGACCGTGTTATCGACGATGACCGCACTACCAATGCCGGAGGGGCCGCCGGAGGCCGCTGAGGTGCCGCCGTTGTTGATGGCCACATAGACGTTGCCGCCATTGGTGACCGCCTGGCCTTGCTGGTACACGGTTGATAAGACCCACGCGGGCGGGGCCGTCAAGGGCTGCGCCGTGACGCCATTGTTGAAAAGCGAGGCGGCCAAGGCACTTTTGATGGTGCCGACCAGCGATGAGCCGACGCTCGGGATCGTCGAGAGTTCGGTCGCCGCAACAAAGTCGGTGTAGATGCCGCCGACGCTCGTGGTGCGTTGGGCGAGGACTTTTTGAATGATGTCGGTCGCCACATCAGCCTCCCAAGAGAGATTTGCTCGATAACGTTGTTGGGTTCAGCACAGCGCCCTGGAGACCGCCTGCGGTGCCGGTGGTGGAGTCGAGACCGCCGCGTACCTGCGCCCGCTGGAGGGCTTGTGCGTCGGCCTGCGCCACCGATTGATCGGCGCCCAACTGCGTGTGCGGCGCTGGGGGCAAGTTGATGCCGGGGGCACCGCGCGCGAGGGTTGACAGTGCCGAGACGCCGGTCGCGGAACTTGCCGCGTACGATGCGAGCGTGGCGGCCGAGACATCGCCCACACCCGCCGCAATGCCGGGAAGTGCGGGGGCAACTGCAGCGAGCTCGGCGGCTGTGCCTACGGCAGCAGCAGTCGTGCCCGCAGCTGTTGCGCCTGCTGCCGCTGTTCCGGCTGCTGTTGCACCAGCGGCGGTGGCCCCTGCAGCCGTAGCACCTGCCGCGGTCCCAGCAGCCGCCGTCGTCCCAGCGGCCGTTCCGGCGGCAGCGGTGCCTGCACCGGCCGCAGTGAAGTACGTGCCGATATATTCAGCCGCCACTCCTAACGCTGCGGGCATCAGCGGTCCATCACTCCGCCCATCGTCTGGAAGTTATCCCCGGGCCCGTCATCCGGTCCCCAGCTCCCCCCGATGCCGGAGCGGATATTGGCGAGCTTCACCGGGGCATCCTGCACCGGCTTCTGACAATCGGTGGGCACGGGAGAGTCGAGCGTTTGTGGCTGCGAGCCCGCACGGTAACCGGCGCTCCTGGAGACGCCATCAAACACCACGCCGTTGCCGTTACTCTCCGGCTCATTCATGTTGGTGCCGGTCTGCGTGTCGATGACCGTGCCCATCTTGGTGCCGCGGGAGGCCACGCGCTTCGCCTGATCGTCGTTGCCGGCACCGGAGTGGTATGGCGTGCCGCCGCCGGGGGTGGCGGACTGACCCGCGTACTGGCCGTTGACGGTGCCTTGAAAGCCTGAGGGCTTCCCCGTGTTGTCGTAGCCGCCTTGGGAAATGGAACGCACGGGGGTGCCGCGCACTGTGGATGGTTTCACTTTTTGGCTCCATATAACTTTGAGGAGGTGGATTGCTCGGGCTTGACCGGCCAGAGGCGCGGCGGCTTGTGGACGGGCGGTACTTTCACGGGCTTGGCCGCTTTGAGTTTCTCGCCGTACATCGCCATAGAATCGCCTCCGCTGATTGAATGCGGGGCCGAGAGTTACCGAAGGGGGCTCAAGCTGTCAAAGCGCAATGTCAAGGGCGCGAGAGCGGATCGTAATCATGCTTCGTCGAACTCCCGCCAGCGGCGGGACCCAAGTCAAACGGGAACAGCGCCTCACGCGTATCGCGGGTCGCCGCCACCGGAAAGGCGTGCGTGTAGACCAGCGCATCGGCTAAGTCCGGAGATCGCCCCAACCGCGCCTTGATCATTTTTTTCTCTTCGATGACGATCTTATCGCCCTTGTAGCCGTAGGTGACGGTCGAGAGTTCGGCCACGATCTCATCGCAATCGGCCGGGAGGCTGGCGCCGGTCATCATGTGCTCGCACGCCGTCCAGTAGCACTCGGCGCGCTTGTTGAAGAACTTCGGATCATTGGGCTTGCCACTGCCGTACACCGGAATGACCGAGTAGCCCTCCTGGCGCAAGATGGCCATGGGACCTGCGCCGTAGCCGCCGGACGCGTCCATTTGGATGGAGTCCGCGCCCCACTTGGTCGCCATCTCGCCCAAATGCCCGGCGATGAACACGGAATCCATATTCCTGAGGACAATCGGCTTGAAGTAGGTTAAGCCCTGGCGCGGGAAGAACACCGTCCGGTCATCGCCCTGGTCCGCGATGTCGGCGCCGATGATCTTGGGGGCCCAGTCATAGGCGCGCAGGTGGATGTGGCGCCCTAAGCAGTCGCGCACCGCATCGGCTGAGATCAATTGATTCACGCCCTGCGTCGGGAAGCGCGCGAGGATATTGATCATCACGAACGGGTTGTCGCGCCCGTACTCCGCAATCTGCTGCCGGCAGTACTCCGCATCGATGCGCGGCGTGCGCTTAAGGTCATCCGGGTCGGCCGTCACCTCGTAGACCTTCCACATGTGCCGGCGCATGATGACCGCCTCGTACAGGGCGCCCGTGTTCGATGTGGTGTTGCCGGCGAGGATGATATGGGCATCGATGCCCTTGCCCTGCAGCACCGCTTCGGCGGTGCGCACGATGGGGACCGGAATGCCGCCCGCCTCATCGATCAGGAAGAGAACGTTGTCCGCCCATGTGCCGGCCAAGGTTGAGCCCAGCTCCTCGGTTGAGGCTGACTGCTGAAAGGTGCGCGCGGTCATGAACCAGGTGTCGGGGCTCGCTTTCAAGCTGATGCGCTCCGCCGTCCACTCGAATAGCCCCTGCAGCAGCACGCAGACGTTCTGCCACTTCGCCATCTCGGCCCAGAGATTATCCTTCAAGTTCTTGCCGGTGATCGAGAGCGCGGCGACTTTGGGGTACTTGCGCGTCAGCAGAAAGTTCCACGCGAGCCACGCAAGGACGGCCGTCTTACCCGGGCCCTTGCAGCAGGCCATCGCCTGCCGTGGGTTGTGCGGGAAGTCGTTCAACACGTCCTGCTGCCACAGGTCGGGCTCGATGTGGAAGAGTTCGCGCACCATCAACAGCGGCGAGTTGCGATACGCGATGATCTTGTCGACGGCGAGGGCGAAGGTCATTGAACAGTCGGCTGCTGCACCACCGTCCGCTGATCCGCCGCCGCCAGTAAATCGACGAGCGTGATGCTGCCGCGCACTTCGATCTTGGAGGTGTAGAGGCCTAACAATTTGCCGAGTTCGCGAGCCGACATAATTCGCGCGATATGCGATGGACCGCCGTCGCATTCCTGACGCGGGTCCGTCATCACGCGTGCGTGAAAGCTACGGATATCATCGCCGTTGAGTTCGAGGCGCTTTTCTGCTAGGAGGCAACGACGTCGCACCTCGTCCAGCACCCGAACATTTCTTAACAGGCGCGAGCCCTGCACATCAGCCGTGTCCTCCGAGTATCCGGCTTGCTTCGCAGCTTCCGTCGCATTGAACTCAAGCAGGTAATGCGCAATGAACTTGCGTTGCTGCGCGCTCAGTGCTTTAGCCACGACCTTGTGCCCCCTCCACATAAATCTCCGCCGCCTTGCCGTTCACCGTGTCCAACAAATCATCATAGCCCTTGTCGAGATAGTCCTGACGTTGCGCTTCCGTGGCAAGTCCGCGTTCAACGAGGAAGCGCCACATGCCGCGCGTCTCGGCAATGGCGGCAAGGGCTGCGATGCGCACGTGCTCAATCGCATCGCGCGTGTCCATCATGCCGATCTGGCGCTCAATCGTCATACCGGCGGTGACGGCTTTCAATTGGCGGGCGCGTTGACGTTCGCGGCTCATGCCCTCACCCGCTCGACGTGCGCCCACACGTCGGCCTTGGTCTGCACTACCGTGACACAGCTGCCCCACTCGGCGATGAAGCGGATTTGCGCTGCGTTCAAGCGGCCGTCCGTGGTTTTGATCTCGACGAGTTCGGCGCGCGGGCCGCGCTTCGTTGGGATCTTGACCACGATGTCGGGGAACCCACCGCCTTGCCCATGCGTGTCGACGACGGTGCAGTACAGCGCCTCGTACGCCTCAGTGATCTCGCTGTGATTGGCATCGCGGTTGCCCATCGCGGCGCGCATGGCGGAGCGGCCAGTCATTGCAGCACGATCTTCGCAGCCGTCTTCGCCACGAGTTCATACACCCGCACCCCGGGCTCTGGCGCTTCCACGTTGACCTCCACGTCCTGCGGCAAGTCATCGAGTTCTTTGCGCGTGAGCACGAGCCGGCTCACCCCGCGCTGGCGCATCTGAATCGCCGCCAAGGTGCGGATCTCGCCGCGCAGCGCCTCCGCCAACACCTTGACGTGATCGCGCTCGGCATTCGCGTCCAACACCGCAGTCGCCGACTGCATCAATGCGTCCTCCTTCGAGACGCGAAAGATGTGCGGACCCAAGATGGTCGCGATCGTGTCCCGCATCTCGCGCGTGAGTTTGTACTCGGGCATGTCAGTTGACATCCACGCGCTCGTGCGCCTTGCGTTCGCGCTTAGGCACCGCCCCACGCGGCTCAAAGTCGAAGTACAGCTGCCCACTCGATTCCATCAGCACGCGCGCTTGTCGCACCTCGGGACTCGCCTCGCCGTGACGTTGCGCGACTTCATCGAACCAGCCAAATTGGTGGTCGTGCTTGCGCATCAGGAGCTTCGGGCGCCCCACCGCATCGCACACCGGCACCGGCTCCTTGGCGCCCTCCTCCTCGTCGGTCTTGACCTCGAGGTGCGTCAACTCGTGGTCGAGCAAGGCGACGCGCTGACGCTGCGAGAGTGCGAGCCAGCCCGCGCGGTCGACGACGATGGTGGCATCGGCCATGCCTAACGCGCGGTCTTTGAGCGGCGTGATGCGCACGATGGCGCCGGCGGCATAGCCCTGGTGCTTGAGCACGGGCAAGCTCGATTCCGTGTCGAAGGCGAAGAGGCCCGTGACCGTCACATCGGTCAACCGCTCGTGGTAGGTCTCGCGCACGGACTCGATGATGGCGTCGACGTCGGGTGCTGGGCTGTAGGTTTTCATGTGGGCACCCTGCCCGCTACCTTCGGCATCTCGGTGAGGGATTGCTTCAGCGCGTAGCCCATCAGCGGCCAGATCTTGGCCTTCGCGTTACCGATGGCGATCTTCGCGCCGAGTTCGGCGTCGAAGTTTTCAGGGCTCGCGCAGGCCGATTCGCCCGTGACGGTAAAGCCGTTCTTGAGCACGAGCACCGCGATGGTGAGCAGCTTCAGTTCGTCCATGCGCGGCACGCCCTCGCCGAGCGCTGACCAGGCGGTGAACGCGTACGACGCGGTGATGTTGGCCTCGATGTCGGCCGGCGTGACTCGCGGGGCAGTCAAGCCCTTCGCTTGGATTTCGGATTCGATGGCAGTGTCGGTCACGTAATTCCCCTGGGGTTGGTTAGTGGATCGCGTTCAAATGCTTTCAGATTTCCGATTGACTCATAGCCACCGCCTTTGATACGCCGACCGTGGCTTCTTCGGCCGTGCGGTCGCGATCGCTTTGGCCTGGGCGGTGAGCCAGTCGGGGGGCGGTGTGGGCGCTACCGGCACGTCGGGCTTGGGGATTTTGGATTGACTCATGCGGGCACCTGAGCCTTCGCGTGGTGCGCTTCGGCGAATTCCTTGGCCTTCGCCAATGATGGTATTTCGCGGGCCAGCACGCCGTATTTGGCCTTGGAATTCAGCCACACTTCGAAGCCGCGGATGTTGCTGACGATGCGGTACGGGGCCGAGAGGTGGGAGTTGCCTTGGGCGAGCCAGTTCACGATTCGACCTTGCCGATTGCGACGAACGTGCCGGCTACCCGCTTGAACTGCAGCGAATCCTCGCCGTAGGCGATTTGCGGGACTGCCTCACGGGTGTCCTCGTGGCTCATGATTTGGTCGTAGTGATCGCAGAAGCGGCGCTCGAGGAAGGGTAGCTTGTCCACCTCGCACATCGCGTAGGCGTCCGCACCCCCCATCGCCCGGATGGCCGCCGCGATCGGTCTCGGGGTATTGGCCGCGACGGTGTAGCCATTGGGGCTGTACACGAGCCAGCGGCCGATTCCTGCGAACGCCTCGCCCGCGGTTTCGCGTCCCGCTTTGCGCAAATCCTCGAAGTCCTTCGGCGTCGGCATGAAGGTCGACGTCTTGAGCACCTGGATGGCGGCAGCCTTGAAATCCGCGATCTTCCAGTCGGTCATGCAGGCCCACCACAGGTCCAGTGCTTCGGTGGTGATGGGCGATTTGCGCATTGCCGCAATGCCGTTGATCACTTTCAAGAAATCGGGCTTATCCGTTGCTTGCATGGAGCCAGTCCTGCGAGGTTTCGATGTTCTGGTCGCGGAGGTTTTCGGCTTTCGACTTCGGCAGAGTCCACGGCTGCAGGAAGAACAAATCGGGACCGAGGAAAGTGGCCGCTTGCTTGACGTACTCCGTGCCCTCCTTGCCACCCGCTCGGATGAACGCGGCGTAGCGCTTGGCGCCATCCAAGATTTCGATCCAGGTGTGGCCCTCCCCGATCCGGGCGCAGGCCGACCTCAACGCCTTGCGCCAACCTTGATCCCCTGCGCGGTTGGGGTAGAAAATTTTGAAGTCGAGAAATTCGACAGCTTCGGCGGGCGCGGATTTTCGCGCCGAAGGAATCTGCTCTGTCTCTGCTCTGCTCTGTCTCTCCCTCTGCTCTCCCTCTGTCTCTGTGTTGCAAGTTGCTAGCACGCTGCTAGCGCCGTGCGCCAACAATCCCGAGCCGTTGGTAACTCCTTGAATTTCAAGGAATGAAACTGATGCGAGAAAATCGATGGCCTTCCCGAACTGTTTTTCGGTGCAATCGAGGCTCGCGACCTTCCGCAGCAGTTGAAATTGGTACGGAATAGCATTGCTATAGCGCGCTGCTAGCAACGTGATAGCAACTTGGACGAGTCTGGAGATGTCAGTCCCGAGTACCCACGGCTCACTCGTGAGCATGTCGCGGTACAGTTTGATCCATGGCGGATCGCGGTCTTTGTAATGCTGGAATCGCTCCCAGTTCTTGACCGCAATCGTCGTCATGTCGGTTGTGTCCGACATGCGGACACGGCGCGCACGCCTACCGCACAGAGGACTTGACCGCTAGGCTGACACTTGGGCGGGTGCAGCCCTGCCCTCCCCGAGCCTACAAAGGCGCCCGCCCCGCCCCGTGCTAGATTTGCTGATGTAGCAACAAATTTCACACGGAGGGGACGGGCATGGACGAGAAAACTGGCAAGCGACTGGTGATTGCGATTTGGGTGCTGATCGTGACGATGCTGATCTGCACCTTCGACATCAGCGGCTCGATCAGCCTCGCATCGGATCGCATCGGGAAAGCCATGACCCGCTAGGCTCATCTCCGTCATGCCGCGACCGGGCTATCGCTTGACGGGATTACGGAGTTTTTTTTGGCGCCGTCATCAGCCTGGCGCTTGCGGTAATTGTCGAGCTCGACGAGCTGATCGATGGTCGGGGACTTGATTTCGCCGCGCTTGAACTTCGATAGCCACGAGCGATTGAGGGACGTTTCGCGTTCGATTTCTGCGAGGTTGACGCCCTCTTTCCAGAGGTACTCACGCAGGTCGTCTCTTACATTTTCTAGTTCCATGGCGACATAATAGAGCAGAATTTTGCTCAAACCGCAATAGGCTGCTACCCTCAATATGTGCAAAATACTGCTCAGTGCCTCCAATATGCTTTTGCCATGGCAAAGCCGAGGCCGAAAACACGCAATATCCTGGCGAACAAGCTCCGGGCGCTGATGCGCACAGCTGACAATATGACGCAGCGTGAACTGGCCACCGCCAGTGGTGTCAGTCAGACGCAGATCGGGAACATCATCCGCGGCGAGAATTCACCCTCTGTCGAGATCGCAGAAGCCTTGGCGAAGCCTTTCGGCCTGACCGGCTGGCAGTTGATTTGCCCGCACATCCCCGATAATTACAAACACGGTGCGGCGCTCAATAAGCTGATTGTGGCCTACGTTTTGGCGAACGACGATCTTCGCCACTATCTCGATATGATCGCCGAACGTGAGAGGAAACCGACCCACGCGCTTCCGAAGTTAGAGTCCCCCCGACAGGCGCAAGTAGACGCTTGATTTGACCTAATGCCGCGATGCGGCATAATTATTATCGTCGCTGAGCAGAATACTGCTTGACTTCTCCATAATCCTGAGCAATTATCTGCTCACAGTCACCTGAGGAGAGCGAGCCGATGAACCTCAACGGCAAAGAAATCAAAGTCACGATCATCGCGGCCAAGCAGGCCGACGGTAAGTTCCATTTTCTCCCCAAGGGCTTTCCCACCTTCTTCGTGAAGCCTTGGGAGAACTGGAGCATCAACGGCTGGAAAAGTAAGCACAGTGCAATCGCTGCCGGTCGTCGCGAGTTCGCGAACTTTTTATGAAATTTCCGGGGTTAGCTCAAACGGTAGAGCACCGCCAGTACATGGCGGAGGTTGGGGGTTCGAACCCTTCACCCTGGACCATATTTTCACACCAGAAGTTGGGACTTTCCGAGTGTCCGTATCTTGAGCGCTGGGTCGTCAACTTCCGGTTGTTTTCGATTCGCCTTCATCACTGGATGGCGTCCGATGATCAGCGGCACTTTCACGATCATCCGTGGTGGTACGTCTCTTTCGTTTTGAGCGGCTCCTACATCGACCGATCCCTGGACGGAGATGTGCCGCGCGCGACGCATTCAATCGCCGCCTATAAAGCCACGCATCGCCACAGCGTCATCATTGACCGCCCGTGTTGGACGCTGCTTTTCACCGGGCGTGAACGCCGCGTATGGGGCTTCTGGGTCAACGGCCGCTTCCGCAAACGCAGCAAGTATTTCTTCATCTTTGGTCATCATCCTTGTGAGTAAAAAGTTCATGAAAACTAATCTGCTTGACGCTAATTCCACCGCGCTCAGTTTGGCATCCCGCCGTGCTGGCGAAGCGTGTGCCAGAAAATTATTCAACGCGCGCGGTAATCACAGCGAAGTGCACCTCAACGAATATGAGCTTGCGCTGGCCTGTGCCGCGGCGGCCGAAGTCGCGGTTCAGATGGCGACCAAGGAGGCCGCATGAGCGCCGTCACCAACGCGCCCTCCGTCATCACCAACGCGATGATCGCCGCCCAGCGCCTCGAGGTCACCGCGCAGATCGACAAGTTAGGCGCGACCGCGCTCCTGATCCGCGACCAGCGCGACATCGCCGTCGCCGCCCTTCGCGACATTCACTTCGGCGCGCAGATGCAGTTGGATTCGGGGGTGTGGACCGGTGCCGCCTTGGGGCTCATCAAGGAGTTCAAGCGGGTGGCGCTGGCGGCGCTCAAGGAGACGGATGTATGAGCCCCATGCTCGCCGAACGCTTTGCCGAACTGGAGGCGCTACACCTGTCCGCCGGCAATCACGCGGATTTCGACAAGGGGATGTGCATCATGGAAGCGGTCGCCTATATCGCGGGCGAGCCCTGGTCCGATCACCCCACCTGCGCGTGCCCCGTGCTCACCTCCTTCCTGATGGCATGGAACGATGGGCTGCCCTCGGATGCGGAGCGCGATCGGTTGCTGAAACCCCTGGTGGAGCAACTGGTCGACACGCGCTCCACGTCCGCCGTCGAAGAGCGCCGCTCCTACATGGCCTTGGACTGGCTCATTCGCGTGCATACACCGAAGTGGCTCGATCTCGTGCCCGCACTCGCTTCGCACGCCAAGGCGTTGCGCGATCTTGATGAGATCGTCGATCTGGCCGGCGCGACAGCAGCCGGCAAAATTACTAACGCTGCGTGGGACGCTGCGCGGGCCGCTGCGTGGGACGCTGCGCGGGCCGCTGCAGCCGCTGCGCGGGCCGCTGCGTGGGACGCTGCGTGGGACGCTGCGCGGGCCGCTGCGCGGGCCGCTGCGCGGGCCGCTGCGGGGACCGCTGCGTGGGACGCTGCGCGGGCCGCTGCGGGGACCGCTGCGCGGGCCGCTGCGGGGGAATTTTTAAAGCCGACGACTGAATGGCTACAGGTGAGCGCGCTCGACTTGGTTGCGCGAATGATTCGGGTGCAATCATGAAACTCCTCGCCTCCCTCGGCTGGCAGCTGGCCCTCTTGGCCGCCATCGCGACGCTCTTCGGCATCTTCCTGCTCGCGATCGCGGTCGAGGCGCTCTCGAAGCCGTGGCGGAAGCGGCGGCAGCGTGAGCGCGACATGGCGCGGTTCAGTCTCAACGCCTTCAAGCCCGTCAACCGCAACTGGTGGGAGGCGTAATGAACGACCTGCTGTCTTTGGCCGACATCGCCACCATCAAAGTCGCCTTAGGCATCGCCCGCCTGCAATTCCCCCACGACGAGCGCTACGCCAAGACCTTCAAGCGCGTCTCGGTGCAGTTCGCGTTGAGCGTCGCGACCTCGACGACGGCGGAGATTATTGAGGCGTCGCGGCTGCCGGTGCTGACCCGGAGACAAGCGTGACCATCCAATCCCGCGTGCCCCGCACCGAGTACGACGCTGTCGAGGCGCTCAACATCACGCGCTTAAAGTACCTGCTGCGCTCGCCGCAGCACTACCAGTACGCGCTAGAGCACAAGCGGGCGTCTGCGGTGATGACGTTAGGGATCGCGACCCATGTCGCCACGCTCGAGCCCGAGCGCTTCACCAAGGAATTCGCCATCTGGAGCCGCCGCAGCGAGGCCGGAAACGCCTGCCCGCGCAAGGGCCAGTGGTGGGACGCCTTTCAACTCGAGCACAAGGGCCAGACCATCTTGACCGAGGATGAAGGCGCCCTCTCGCAGCAGATCGCGCGCGCCGTGCGCTTCGATGAGACCGCGAACAAATACTTGGCCATCGGCGACCCTGAAGTCACCTTCGAGTGGGAGATTGTGGGAGGCCGGCCCGCGAAGGGCCGTGTCGACTGGCTCACCACGCACGAGGGCTGCCCGACCATCGTGGGGCTCAAGACTTAGCGCGACTGCCGGCATTTTCAATTCGGCAGCCAAGCGGCGAAGCTGGGCTACCACCTGCAGTGGGCCTTTTATCACGACGGATTCGAAGCGATCACCGGCAAAAAGCCGCATATGGTCGAGGTCGTCGTGGAGTCCGATGCACCGCACAGCGTCGCGACCTACATCATCTCCTCGGACATTATTGAGCAAGGCCGAGAGGAATATCAACGCCTGTTGCAAATCCTCGAGCACTGCGAGGCCACCGACGAGTGGCCGGGGCCGCAGCCCAACGAACAATATTTGACGCTGCCCACCTGGGCGTATCCCAACACCGAGGACGACCTCGGGGACCTTGAATTGGAGCCCATCGCATCATGATGAACGAAGAAGTCAAAAAGCATCCACGGCCGACCGTGTACGACCAATTATACCCAGGCCGCTTCATCAAAGCGGGCGAGCTCTTGGGCAAAAAGGTCACGCTCACGATGACCGATATCGAGCTTGAGGACCTGCAGGGCGATGACGGCGTGAAAAAGGTCAAGTGCATCGTCTCCTTCAAGGAGACCGATAAAAAGCTCGTCGCCTGTAAAACCAACGGCTTTTGTATCAAGGAGATGTTCGGGCCGCAGTTGACCGCCTGGGTCGGCAAGCGCGTCACGCTCTTCGAGGATGTGTGGAACGGCGAGCCCTGCACGCGCATCTGGGGGTCTCCCGATATCACGGAGGACCTCGAAGTGACGGTGGCCCTTCCGCGCCGGCGGCCCTTCAAAAAGATCATGCACAAGATCGAGATCGCCGCGAAGAAGAGCCGCGAACCTGGGGAGGATGGTTAATGATCGTCATCGACGCCGAAATCAAAAAGGGCATCTTGAACAAAAAAGAGACGCCGATCGACGGCATTGAATACTGCGACGGCTGGCGCGACTTCGCCAACATGGGCGTGTCAGTCGTGTGCACCTACGACATCCACACGCACCTGACGCGCACGTTTCTGGAAGAGGACTTCGAGGACTTGAAGCTGTATCTGGGCGATCAGCCGACGGCGGGCTTCAACACGCGCCGCTTCGATTTGCCGCTGCTCAAGCACCACGGCATCACGGTGAACCAGGCGCGGCACTTGGACGCCCTGGAGCGCATCTGGATCACGCTCGGGCTCGATCCCGATCACTTCGACTGGCGCACCCATGGCGGCTGGTCCTTGGATGCCATCATGACGGCGACCTTTGGGCTTGCGAAATCGGGGCACGGGGCGATGGCTCCGGTGTGGTGGCAGCAAGGGCGCAAGGGGCGCGTCATCGACTATTGCGGGCGCGATGTGTGGCTCGAAGGCAAGCTCGTGAGCCACATCTTGGCCGGCATGCCGGTGCATAAATCGGTGGGCGATAGTGGCTTAAAGGTCGTCGTCGAGTGAGCTTCGAGGCCGACACTACCGAGGCCCACGAGCGGCGTATCACGCGCTGCAAGACCTGTCGCGCGCAAATCATCTGGTTCAAGACTGAGGCCGGTCGCAACATGCCGGTCGATGCGGACACGGTTGAGCCCGAGGATGACGAGTACGAGCCGCCTAGGCACGTCAGCCACTTCGCAACCTGCGCCCAGGCCGGTCAGCACCGGCGGCCGCGATGAACCGCATCGACGCCACCCGCCAGCTGCTCGCCTGCCAGATCGATTGCGCCAATCTGCGCGAGATCAACAATAAGTTGCGGGACAAGTTGCTGGAGCTAGCGAAGGAATGTTCCGATTGCGATGGTACCGGCTTGCAGACGATCTTGGGCGAGCCCGGACCGTGTCCGGCCTGTGAGGACATACGAGAGGTCCTCAATGGGTAAGTTGCGCCCATCAATGCGAAAAGATCTGACCGGTCAGCGGTTCGGATT